CTCTCAGCTGCCTGATCCAGAACTGCCGCAGCTGCCGGATATCGCTTCTATGGTCAGCAATGCGGTAGCCGCAATACCACCTGCGCAGGACGGTAAAAGTCTGACACCAGACGACGTGGCGCCCATGCTGCAGCAGATGGTGGATCGGGCGGTCAGCTCGATGCCCGTGCCCCGTGATGGCAAGGATTACGATCCTGACATGCTGCAACAGGCCGTGAAAGCGGCAGTGGATGACGCCGTAGCGGCAATCCCGGTACCGCAGGACGGCAGGAGCCTCACGCCTGACGATGTGCAGCCTATGCTGCAGGCGCTTGTTTCGGAATCAATGCCGGTTCTGCCTGATGTCAAGGCACTGGTCAGCGAAGCCGTTGCAGCACTACCTGCACCCGAACCGGCCAGAGATGGCGAGGACGGTCGCGACGCGCTGGCGCTTGAGCTGCTTCCCTTTATTGATGAGGGAAAAAGTTATCCGCGCGGTTCTTACGCTACCCATAACGGCGGGCTGTGGCGCGCCTATGAAAAAACGCATGGCATGCGCGGCTGGGAATGTGTGGTGGATGGCGTGGCGGGCGTTGACATTGAGCGTTCAGACCAGAGGCGTTTCACCCTGACGGTTAACCGCGCGAGCGGTGGCAGCGAAACCAAATCGTTTGACGTTCCGGTCATGATTTACCAGGGCGTTTTCAAATCCGGTCAGGACTATCTGCCCGGCGATACGGTGACATGGGGCGGTTCGCTCTGGCACTGCGACGAACCGACGCAGGATAAACCCGGCGAAACGGGCTCGAAAGGCTGGACACTTGCCACCAAGCGCGGGCGTGACGGGAGGGATAAAACGTGATTGAGCTCGTGACTCTCGAACAGGCAAAGGACCACCTGCGCATAGATGCTGATGCCGGTGATGACGATCTTAAGCTGAAAATTCAGGCCGGTAGCGCCGCCATTCTTGCTTATGTCCAGGGCAGCCGGGAGCGAATCGTTGCCGGTAATGGCGATCTCATTGAGGGCGAGCCGCTGCGGCGCACACAGACGGCGCTGCTTATGCTGCTGGGCTGGCTCGACCGCAACCGCGGCGGTGAAGAGGAAGAGAAGCTGCAACAGGGGGAACTGCCGTTCTCGGTCACAATGCTTATCTACGATCTTCGCTGCCCCACCATTCTCTGACCGGAGGCGTTATGCATGCTGGGCGCTTGCGCGACCAAATCACCGTTATGAATTCTGTTCCCGTCCGCACCCCCTCCGGTGATGTTAAACCGGAATGGCAGGAGGGAAAGACTGTCTGGGCGGAGGTGAAAGGCATCAGTGGCCGGGAAATCATCTCTGCCGGCGCTGAAAAAGCCGAAGCGACTGTCCGGGTATGGGTCCGGTATCGCAGTGACATTTCAGCCGCATCACGTCTGAGCGTTAAAAGTGGTGCCTTTAAAGGGCTGACGCTGGAGGTGACGGGGCCGCCCATCCCGGATGCCGGGTGCACTCAGCTCGAAATTCTCTGCAAACAGGGGGTAAAACCATGATAGGTACCAGCCTCGATTTCTCCGGCCTGCTCGATTTGTCGGAGGATCTCGCCACGCTCAGCAAAGCAGAAAACCGCAAGGTAATGCGCGATGCCACGCGTGCCGGGGCAACCATTTTCAAAGATGAAGCGGTAAGCCGCGCACCGGTGAAAACGGGGAAACTCAAAAAGAATATCGTCGTGCTGACGCAGCGTGAGCGCAACGGGGCGATATCTTCCGGTGTTCATATCCGTGGTACCAACCCGCGCACCGGCGCCAGCGACAAGACGATGAAAGCCAGCGATCCGCGTAATGCCTACTACTGGCGATTTATCGAAATGGGTACCTCGACCATGCCGCCCGTGCCGTTCGTCAGACCTGCCTATGAGGCGCGTGAAGAGGACGCGGTAAACGCCGCGTTCGCCGAAGCCAATGCGGCGATCGACAGGGTGCTTTCAAAATGACCGAGGCCGACGTTTACTCGCTGATCGGCGCGCTGGCCGACGGACAGGTTTACCCCGGCGTGGTGCCGCTTAACACCCAGGGTGAACCGGCAGTTGCGCCGCCGTGGATCACATTCACGCTGGTGGTTCAGACCTATGGCGACACCTTCTGCGGTCCGGCGGAGGAAGACACAGCCCTGCAGGTGGATGTTTACGCGTCTTCAGTGGATGAAGCCCGCGCGTTGCGTGAACAGGCGATCGCCGCATTGACGCCGCTGGGATTCACCCGCATGAGTAAGACCGGCGGTTACGAGCCCGAAACAGGCCTGCGCCGTGCAACGGCAGAAGTCCACGTACTTCAGTAATCCCTACCCACTTAACCCCAGGCCGCCGCGAGGCGGTTTTTTTATATCCGGAGACAGCTATGTCCGCACTTTATGAAAAATCGCAGTTAACGAAGATCCTGATCTCTTCGCTGCCGGCAACGAAAGATACGATGGCAAGTGCCGACTATCTTGATCTGAGCTGCACGCTCAAAGAGGTCCAGTTCACCGGTGGCCAGAAACAGGACATCGACGTCACCACCCTGTGCTCGACCGAACAGGAGAACATCAACGGCCTGCCCGCTCAGTCGGAGATTTCGCTGTCCGGTAACTTCTTCAAAAATGCGGCGCAGGATGCACTGCGTGACGCATATGACAACGACACCACGTATGCCTTTCAGGTGATCTTCCCGTCCGGTAAAGGCTTCCGTTTCCTGGCTGAAGTTCGCCAGCACACCTGGTCATCCGGTACCAACGGCGTGGTCGCGGCTACCTTCTCCCTGCGCCTTAAAGGCAAACCTGAAAACATCGAACCCGGTTCGTAAGGAAAATCATGTCCATTAAAGAGCTTGCCCTGGCGAAACACTCCGGGTTTCGTCATAAAACTGTCACCGTTCCCGAATGGGGCGGTGTGAGTGTCGTTCTGCGCGAGCCATCCGGTGAAGCCTGGCTGCGCTGGCAGGAGATCGCCGGAACCGAGATCAAGGCCGAAGAGCTTTCGGTGTCAGAGCGCGCGAACCGCAACCTGCGCGCTGATGTCGCGCTTTTTCTCGATGTGCTCTGCGACGAGGATAAGCAGCAGGTTTTTTCCCCGGACGATGAAGCGGAAGTGCGTGCCATCTATGGCCCCGTGCATTCCCGTCTGCTTAAACAGGCGCTCGATCTGATCGCATCCGGGGATGATGCCCGGGAAAAGTCGCCACCCCCGGCGTTAAATTCCTGATGTCGCTTGCGCTCCGCATGGGGCGCACGCTTTCAGAACTCAGGCAGAGCATGACGGCCAGTGAAATGCTGATGTGGATTGAATACGACAGGATAAGTCCGGTCGGCGATATCCGCGGGGATATTCAGGCGGCGCAGATCGTCTCTGCCATATATGGCTCGCAGGGTGCAAAAGTGCCGTTAACTGATGCCATTCTGCAGTGGGGGGGAGAAGAGCAGCAAACAGACAAGGATCCGTTTGCCGGGCTTGAGGAGGCGCTTACAGAGGCAACTAAGTGACATTTAATATTTAAGACACTAATATTTATAAATCTTTTATTTAATGGATTGATATGATGAAAAAAGTATTAGTGGCTGTTCTTTTTATGGCATCTTCAGCACAAGCTAGCACTGTATTATCTGGTGAAGAGATGCAGGAACTTACAAAAACTATTTGCTCTGAGCATTCAGAACCTGATTTATGCATAAAAGGTTTTAATAAAGTTATGGGGTATGTAAAGGCTAATGATGATTATCATTATTTTTGCGAGAATTCTAAAAAAACCTTTATGACAGTTGATGATGAACAATGTAAAAAATCTGAAGAGTTAAGAGACTTTATTGATAAAAACGCAAATTAAAAGTAATTATTATCAACTATAAAACCTGCTGCGGCAGGTTTTTTTATTTATGGAGAGTTAATAGTGGCAACCCTGCGCGAGCTAATTATAAAAATTTCTGCTGATTCCAGTTCATTCCAGTCTGAGATCACCCGAGCTTCGCGCATGGGGGCAGATTACTATCGAACAATGCAAAACGGAGGGCGGCAAGCCGCAGCTGCCGCTAAAGAAAGTGAAAGGGCATTGTCAGATCTCACTGATGGATTTGCCTCTGCAGGTAAAGCCGCCGCTGCAGCAGCAGCTGCTTTTACAACGGGTAAAATCGTCCAGATTGCAGATGAGTGGAACTCAGTTAATGCTCGCCTTCAACAGGCATCCTCATCAGCTGACGATTTTGCGATATCGCAGCGGCAGTTGATGGAGATCAGCCAGCGAACGGGCACCGCATTTTCTGATAATGCTGCTCTTTTTGCGCGTGCCGCCGCTTCAATGCGTGAATTCGGCTACAGCTCAGATGAAGTTTTGAAGGTAACTGAGGCAGTAAGCACGGGCCTCAAGCTCTCGGGCGCCAGTACTGCGGAGGCTGGTTCAGTAATCACCCAGTTTAGTCAGGCACTGGCCCAGGGTGTTCTGAGGGGGGAAGAGTTTAACGCTGTAAACGAGGCGGGTGATCGAGTCATTCGCGCTCTCGCTGCTGGAATGGGGGTTGCCAGAAAAGACCTCAAGGGGATGGCAGATCAGGGAAAATTAACGATCGACAAGGTTGTCCCCGCATTAGTGAGCCAGCTTGGAGCCCTGCAGAGCGAATTTGGCTCCATGCCTGAAACCGTGTCAGGCTCCCTGCAAAAAGTGACAAACTCCTTTATGGCATGGGTTGGCGGTATCAATCAGGCAACGGGTGCAACTCAGGCTTTATCGGGCGGCCTTAATGGTGTCGCAGGTACGCTGGATTCATTAACGTCGTCAGCAGTAAGTGGGGCGCTGAATGATGTTGCTGATAATATGTCCACTATCACCACCGTCGCTGGTGGTCTGATTGGTGTGGGACTTGCGAAATATTTAGGTGGTATTGTCACAAGTGCTACAAGCGCAACTTCAGCGCTGATCTCTGCCGCAAAATCAGAAGTTGCCCTTGCTGTAGCACAGGACAAAGCGGCCCAGTCTGCTGTGGCTGCCTCAAGGGCTGATGTCTATCGGGCGCAGCAAGGATTACAGAGAGCAAAGAGCGCTGATGTTCAGGCAGCGCAGCAGGAAAAAATAGCTGCAGCTGAAGCCAGAGTTACTGCCGCTGAGTCACGTTTAACGACTGCTATCGCTAGCGGAACGGCTGCGGAGAGAGTCAGGGCCAGAGCCGCGCTTGAAAGAGCTCGTTCTGGACTTGCTGTAATCCGAAATAATGATGCGCAGACAGCCGCGGAAAGACGCCTCGCAAGCGCTGAGGCGGCGCGAGATCGTAATATAGCTAACCGCGTAAGTACTCAAAATAACTTGAATAGTGTCACCTCTGTAGGAACCAGACTGATGGGGCGCGCGCTTGGCCTGATAGGTGGTGTTCCGGGGCTCGTTATGCTCGGTGCGGGAGCCTGGTATGCAATGTATCAGTCTCAGGAGCAGGCCCGGCAGTCGGCACAGGAATATGCCAGAACTATTGATCAGGTGAGCCAAAAAACGCGAGCAATGAGTTTACCAGAAGCAGATGAAAATCGCGGTAAAACTATTGATGCGTTAGTTGAGGAAAACCGCTTAATTGGAGAGCAGCAAAAAGCTATTTCAGCGGTAAAAAGACAAATCGATGATCTGAATAAGGCACGCGCTCAACCCGGGATTACTAAAGACAATGATCTGAATATAGTTAGAGCGCTCGCCATTCTTACCGACCAATTAACCGTTGAAGAAAATAAGCTTAATTTGATGCGGGAGAAATCAACCAGTATTCAGCAGGTGTTGGAAGGGATTGACCGCCGCCGAAATGATTTGATACGTGAACAGGCCTGGCGTCAGAATGCTGCTTATCAGTCTCTGCTGATGATGAACGGTCAGCATCAAACATTTAACCAGCTTCTCGGGCTCGGCAATCAGTTACTGATGGCCCGTCAGGGAATGACACTGGCACCCCTGCGTGTACCTCAGGCCGAAGCTTCGCAGAAACAGACCGATGCGCTCGAAAAAAGCAGGCGCGAGCTGGCCCTGTCCCGCCTGAAAGGCGAGGCAAAAGAGCGCGCACGGCTTGGCTATGCTGCTGATGAACTCGGCCTGACGGCTGATCCGCAATTCCAGACCAACCGCCTTGAGTACATCAATAACGGGCTTGAAGAATGGCGCAATAACGAGGCCAACAAAAAACAGCCCAAAGGGCCAAAGACGGATGAAGAAAAGGCCGCTGATGCTTATAAAAGGATGATTAAGCAGCAGAAGGAGCAGATCGCCCTGCAGGGCCAGAGCACCGAACTTGCCAGAGTGAAATACCAGGTGGTTGAAGGTGAACTGTCCACCCTTGACAAGGCGCAGAAGGCTGAACTGATGCGCAACGCTGCGTTAATCGATCAGGTCAAACTTCGCGAGCAGCTGCGTAATTACGAGGCGAATCTCGCCGACAGCAACGCCAGCGCCCGGGCGGCCAATGATGCACAGCTCATCGGTTACGGTCAGGGCACCCGGTTCCGTGAGCGGATGCAGGAGCAGTTTAATATCCGCAAGGAGTTTGAGCAGAAGAATACCGATCTGCTCCGGCAGCGGCAGGCCGGGGATATAGATGAAACCTTCTACCAGCAGGGGCTGGCACTCAACAAACGCTATCTGGAAGAGCGACTGCGCGACCAGGAAGGGTATTACACCGCTTCCGATGCGCAGCGCGGTGACTGGTTGACGGGCATGTCTGAGGGCTATGCGAACTGGGTGGACGAGGCAACGGACTATTCCGCGATGGCTGCCGACGGGATGAAGCAGGCCATGGGCGGCGCGGTGACCACCATTACCGACATGCTCAACGGCAATCTTGACAGCTGGAAGGACTGGGGCATGAACGTCCTGAAAATTATCGAGACCGTTCTCGTTAATATGATGGTCGCGAATGCCGCGAGCTCTCTCGGCTCACTCTTCAGCTTTGGTGCTTCATCTGCCGCAACGGCCAGCAGCGGGACGGCCATACAGAGCGCTGCGTCAAACTTCACCTTCAACGCCAAAGGCGGCGTCTACGACTCACCCTCCCTCAGTGCCTACAGCGGTGGTGTCTACCAGACCCCACAGCTCTTTGCCTTTGCGAAAGGGGCCGGGGTGTTTGGCGAAGCAGGTCCGGAGGCAATTATGCCGCTCACGCGCGCGGCGGATGGTTCGCTCGGCGTTCGCGCAGTCGGCGCGCCGCAGTTTTCCGGCGGTGGTCCGTCCGTGTCGTTTGGCGATATCAACATCAACGGCGGTGCGCAGTCCACGGCAGGGCAGGGAGCAGCCGCAACTGCCGGCAGGCAACTCAAGGATGCAATCGTGACGGTGATTAATGAGCAGGCCAGCATGCCGGGCTCGCCATTGTGGCGGCTTTTGAAAGGAGCGTAATCATGGCAGTTGAGACCTTCTCCTGGTGCCCGAAGGTGGCGGCGCAGGCTGATACCAGTTTCCGCACCCGTAAGGCGCAGTTCGGGGATAACTATGCGCAGGTGGCCGGGGACGGCATCAACCCGGTTACCCCGCAATGGAGCGTGAGTTTTACCGGCGATGAAGCCTATATCCTGACCATAAAGGCGTTTCTGAAGCGGCATGCCGGCTGGAAGTCCTTCATCTGGAAGCCGCCCCTGGAGCCCGCAGGGTTATGGCGGTCTGAATCTATTCAGATAGCCACACACGGCGCAGATCTTTACACCCTCAGCACCACATTCATTCAGGCATACCATCCATGAGCATTTCATCTGATGTCCAGAAGCTGGAGCCGGGCAGCCGTGTCCGCCTTGTCGAGGTTGACGGCGAGGCGTTCGGCGCCGGCATTCTGCGGTTTCATAACGAAACCCTCCCTCACACAGAGGCCGAGATCATTGCCGCCGGCGGCGATGCGTCGAAGCTCCAGCCGAAATCGGTCTGGTGGCAGGGGCTGGAGTACGGTGCGTGGCCCTTTGAACTGACCGGCCTGTCCGTCAGCAGCGACGGGCAGAGCGCCCGCCCGACACTGACCGTGGCAAATATCAGCGGCACGATTGGCGCGCTCTGTCGCCGCTTTCAGGGGATGGCTAAGGCGAAAGTGATTATCCACGATACCTTCGCTCATTACCTTGATGCCCGCAACTTCTCCGGCGGCAATCCTGCCGCTAACCCGACAGAGGAGCGCAAACAGGTCTATTACATCGACCGTAAATCCAGTTCGGATGATGAAACCGTTGAGTTTGAACTGTCCAGCCCGGCAGACCTGCGGGGACAGCTCATCCCCACGCGGCAGATCCAGCCCATGTGCACCTGGTGCATGCGCGGCTGGTACAAAACCGGCAACGGCTGTACCTATGCCGGGCAGAATGGCTGGTTCGATAAGGACGGCAACCGGGTGGATGATCCTTCGAAGGACGTGTGCTCAGGCCTGTTGTCGACCGGGTGTAAACCCCGGTTCGGCGCCAACAATGAACTCGACTACGGCGGCTTTCCGGGTGCGTCACTTCTGAGGGGGTAACATGCGGGACAAGACAATTAGCGTAATTCTGGCGCATGCGGCGCAGGCGTTCCCGGCTGAATGCTGCGGTGTGGTGATCCAGAAGGGACGGGTTGAGAAGTATATCGCCTGCCGGAATCTGGCCACCTCCCCGGAGGAGCAGTTTGAACTGTCACCGGATGATTATGCAGCAGCTGAAGAGCAGGGCACGGTGGTTGCCGTGGTGCACAGCCACCCCGGCGACGGCGCCACGACGCAGCCGAGTGAACTCGACATGCTGATGTGTGACGCGACCGAAGTGCCGTGGGTGATCGCTTCATGGCCTGAAGGCGATATCCGCACCATCATGCCGCGCGGCGATCGCCCGCTGACCGGGCGTCAGTTTGTTCTCGGGCACGCTGACTGCTGGTCCCTTATCCGGGACTATTTTCGCATCGAGCACAATATCGACCTGCCCGACTACAGCGTTGATCGCCACTGGTGGGAGGAGGGCGAAAACCTCTATATGGATAACTGGCACCACTGCGGATTCAGGGAGTTCGACGGTCCCCAGCAGCCCGGCGATATGGTCATCATGCAGGTGCAGGCCAGCGTGCCGAATCATGCCGGCGTCCTGCTGGAAGGCAACATGCTGCTGCACCACCTGTACGGGCAGCTCAGCCAGCGCATTCCCTATGGCGGCTATTACCGTGATCGCACCATCAAAGTTTTACGGTACAAGGATCTGATGTAATGGAAAAACGAACCGTTATCAAGCTGAGCGGATCGATGGCGCAGCGTTTCGGGCGCACGCACCGCCGGGCACTGTCTTCTGCCAGCGAGGTTTTCAGAGCGCTGTCCAGCACGGTGGACGGCTTTGAAGATTATCTCCGCGAGGCGCGCGCCAGGGGGCTCGATTTCGTCATCTTCCGCGATCGCCGCAACATCAGCCAGGAAGAGTTTTCGCTTCTCGGCCCCGGCGATGAGCTGCGCATTATTCCGGTCATCCGCGGCAGCAAGCGTGCCGGCATTTTCCAGGCGGTGCTCGGAGCTGCCCTGATTGCCGGGGGGATCGCCCTTGGCCCTGCCGGAGCCGGGCTCATCGGTAAAGGTGTCGCGCTGAATGTTGCGCTGGTCGGCGCATCGATGGCGCTGGGCGGCGTGGTGCAGCTGCTGTCGCCGCAGGTGGCGGGGATGAGGATGCGTCAGGATCCTGACAACAAGCCAAGCTATGCGTTCGGCGGCCCGGTCAACACCACCGCCAGCGGCAATCCCGTCCCTCTTCTCTACGGCCAGCGTGAGATCGGGGGAGCCATCATTTCAGCCGGCATTTACGCGGAAGATCAGCAGTAAGCCGGTACGTGATTACTTTAAGCCGCCTGAGGGCGGTTTTTTTATGGGCGCGATATGACGAACACAGTGATTAAAGGGCGCAAGGGCGGTGGCACCAAGACACGCACGCCGGTGGAAGCCCCGGACAGTATTCAGTCGATAGCCAGAGCGAAAATCCTCGTCGCGCTCGGCGAGGGGGAGTTCGCCGGCGGCCTGGACGGGCGCAGCATTTATCTTGGCGATGCGTCATCGTATACCCCGCTGCAGAATGCCGACGGCAGTTACAACTTCAACAACGTAAAATATGAGTTCCGCTCCGGCACTCAGGACCAGAGCTATATTCAGGGCTTTCCGGGCGTTGAGAATGAGCTGCAGGTCGCCTACGAACTCAAAGCTGCCGTGCCGTATGTCCGCTCTGTCTCAAATACCCAGCTTTCAGCCCTGCGCATCCGGCTGGGCTGGCCCTCGCTGCTGAACCAGAAAGATAACGGCGATAAGGTGGGTACGCGCGTTGAGTATGCGATCGAGCTGTCGGTCGACGGTGGTGCATACACGCCCGTAGTTAGAGGCGCTGTCGATGACAAGACCACCACCCTCTATGAGCGCAGTCACCGTATCGACCTGCCGAAAGCCACCACCGGCTGGCAACTGCGCGTGCGCCGGATAACGCCTGACTCAACGACGGTGAATGTTGTGGACAGTATGCGCGTTGAGGCGGTCACCGAAATCATCGATGCGAAGCTGCGTTACCCCAACACGGCGCTGCTCTACATTGAATTTGACGCGAAGCAGTTCCCGAACGGCATCCCGCAGGTCGTGTGCAATCCGAAGGGGCGCATTATTCGCGTGCCTGATACCTACGATCCGGAAACGCGCAGTTATTCCGGCACCTGGGAAGGCGGGTTTAAATGGGCATGGACTGATAACCCGGCGTGGATTTATTACGACATCGTGCTGAATGAGCGCTTCGGCCTCGGTCAGAGGATTGATACGACCCAGATTGATAAATGGGAGCTGTACCGTATCGCACAGTACTGCGATCAGCTGGTGCCGGATGGCAAAGGCGGCAGCGGTACCGAGCCGCGCTTCCGGTTTAATGCCTACATTCAGGAGCGCAATGACGCCTGGACGGTGCTGCGCGACC